TCATTCCCAATAATGGTACCTGTAGGTGAAGATACTGGTGCATCATTATTAATAGTTGCGAATCAAACTCCTTCTATTGGGGGTGTTCAAATTAACGGTACTCAGACAGGTATTCTTGGTGACTCTACCGTTAATACTGGATTCCTTGGAATGGTTCTTGGAACAGGTGGCGTTGGAACGGTTGCGGGAGCTATCGCGATCTCTGGTCCAGCTGGTTCTTTCGCTGGGGATCAAGTTTACTGGCGTGCTGGTAAATCGTCTTTTGGCGGATTGTAATCTGCATTGAATAATGAGATACGAGGGGGAAGGATATCTTTCCCCCCTTTATGAAAGGATTAATATGTCAGATGGTAGAATTAAGACCAATGGCGAAACGACGACGCCAAACACAAAGAAAAAAAACACTCCCAAAGACTTCAAGTATATGCGCGACAAGGATAGAGAGATGGTACGGGGTATTTTCAGATTTTTTGAAGTACCTGGCGGGAACATGGCGTTTTCTTTTAGGAAATATAAAGAAGACGAAGTAGAAACCTATAGCTTGAATGATGGTGAGATTTATACGGTTCCACGCGGAGTGGCTCATCATTTGTCTAATAACTGCTGGTATCCTGAGCATGCTTTCAAAACTGATGAATTTGGTAAGCCAAGCGTTCAGTTAACTAAGAAGAAAAGAAGATGTACGTTCGAACCTTTAGATTTTATGGATTCTGAATCATTAAGTGAGCTGACTCCATCGAATATAGAGACAGTTACCCTTCTAAAATAATAGTAAAAGGAGAAGTTATGGCTTATCAATGTTATGCATATACTAATCCGGTGTTCGGACCAGCCATGAGGATAATTGCATCTATAACTAATGCAGAAAACCCTGTGGTCACTACGACTTTCGATCATGGTTATGTTGATGGGACTGTCATAAGATTTATTATTCCTCCGTCTTTAGGTATGGTTCAACTTGATAAGCAAACTTCTCCTATTATAGTAACGGGATCCACGACCTTTTCGATCAATATAGATACTTCGCAATATGCGCCATTCGTTATACCAGTGGGACTTTCAGATAAAATAGATATATGTGGATTATCTATCGCAATCGGATCAAAAAATGATACTCTAAAACCAGCTGAAGTTAATATTCTATAAAGGGAGAGAAGGATGCCATTACCTGATAGCACACTGCAGGCTATAGAGAACAAAGTTCGTCGAATGACGCGTAGCCCTTCTACTGCTCAGCTCACTACTGCTGATCTTGAAAATTATATAAATACATTTGTGATCTATGATTTTCCAGAGCATCTAAGAACATTTAATTTAAGAACGACATTCACCTTTTATACTAATCCTTATCAAGATGAATACTTTACGGATACATCGTCATTTGGTGATATTACCATTAATCCTTCGATACAATATAACCCTTTATACAATTTCCAGAATAATTATTTAACGGTTCATCCACCTCTGTATATCGCAGGATTTCAGTGTTTTTATACCCAATCACGAGAAGAATTTTTTGGTATATACCCAAGAATTAATTTTATTCAGTTTACTGGTCAAAGCGGGGACGGTGTTACTACTTCTTTTACGGGAGTAATTAATACGCAGCAGTCTATAGTCCCATCTAACTTTCAACAGAATATCGCACTGTTGCAAAGACAGGTATTATTTGATTCTGTTGATGCCAATCTGAATGGTCTGGCTCTTGTGGATGTTCCTGTAATCAATCCAGCAACAGGAAATGCGACCGTTAACGGTAACTTGTATGATCCTGCTTCTGCAGCATATCAAGCTGCACTTATTGCTCCTCCTACTATAGTAGATGCTACAAATACCATTAACTATGCAACGGGAGTTTACACTATAACATTTGCTACGCCTCCTGGTGCCGACGCTCCGATAAACAGTCAGACTGTTCCTCAAGCAATATCTCTGCCTAAAGCGATGGTTTATTATGCAAATAGATTTGTAGTTAGACCGGTTCCTGATCAGACATATAGAGTAAATATAGAAGTATATAAGAGGCCAAGTGCCCTATTAGCTACCAACCAAAGTCCTGAACTAGAAGAATACTGGCAGCTTATTGCAGTAGGTTCTTCAATAAAAATTCTACAGGACAGAATGGACATGGATAGTGTTAATCTTCTTATGCCTGAATTTAGAAATCAAATGAATTTATGCGGAAGGCGAACAATAGTTCAATATACCAATGAGAGAACGGCTACAATCTATACGGAATCAAATGGTAACAGAAGTGGTGGATTTGGCTGGGGTAATGGAAATAATTTTTAATTAAGGAAGTATGATGGCATATAACGCTAATATTCCGCAAAGCACGGATCAATTATCAACCTCTCAGGGTGACATATTAGGCAATTTTATTGCTTTAGGATCTATAGCGGGTAATGCTAATCCTGCTAGTGGATCCCTTAATACAACCGCTGGATTTAATTGGATTTATCTACCAAGCCAAGGTGCAACTCCTCCTGCTGGAGCAGCGTTTCCTGCTGGCCAAGTAGGTCTTTATTCTTTTATTAATACCGGTTCAACACGTCGAGAACTCTATATAAATAAAACTCATCAGAGTGGTGTGGTGCAAGTACCCGCAACAGCATCAATACTTGGTACTGCTAATCCAGTTCCTGGTGTTTTTGGTAGTACAGGATACACATTCCTTCCATCAGGAATAAAGATGGTGTGGGGAACTCAGGCAGGAAGTCTTGGCGGTCCGGTAACCGTTAATCTCGTAGGGGTACAATCATTTCCTACAACAATACTTTCTATTCAGCTTACCGTTATATCTCCTATAGTTACTGCAGCTCAGTCCTTAGCTCGTGTTGTGGACATAGGTGCAAATACATTCCGAGTTGTGGTGTCTATTCCAAATGCTACGGCGTTTAGTAATGCTAATTTCATGTACTTAGTTATAGGATACTAATATGGCATTCGATCGTTTTATGATAGCTCCCATAAATACTGGTCTGCAAACAGATATAAAATCATGGTTAACGCCAGAGGATTCATTTGATTATCTTCAGAATGCCTATGTATTTAGGGGAAGAGTAAGAAAACGATTTGGGTCTCAACTTATGGGTCTCTCTCAAATAAACTCTCGTCTACGTACAAGTTTGGCATCGGGTGGAGCAGGAGTTGGTATAACTGATGGTGCCGGTAACGCGGCTGGTAACGTTCGAACAATTTTAGCAGATGCGGGACTTGCGGTTAATTCTGGCCAAATGTTTTCAATAGGCACGCAGTTTTATAGTATTATTTCGGATACTGCTGGGGTACAGCCTATGAATGCTACCATGGGAACGGGAACATTTAATGTAACTACGAGCGCTTATACTATTACAGGTGGACCAGCGTTAACAATAATTTATTTCTATCCTTCTCTTCCCGTAACGGGAATAGATCAGTATGAAATAAATGCTATAAATAACCACCCTACCTATGCATTTGATACTCGATATGCCTATTTATTTACAGGAGGAGCATGGGAAAGATCAGGTACTGCTATATGGCATGGCGTAAGCTATCAGTTATTTTGGGTAGCTAATTGGCATGGCTTGTCATCGGTTACTACTTTATTCGTTACTAACTTTAATGCTTCGGTTGGTACAGGGCCATTTCCTGCGGCTAATGATGATCCTATATGGTCATTTGATGGCACTACCTGGACTCCAGCCCTTGGAAGTACAGTAAATGGATTCTTCTTTTTACCCACCGCAGGAAATACCCGAGTTCATGCTGCCTTTGTGCAGACTGCTCGTATTATAGTCGGATTTAGAAACAGGCTTGTATTTTTAAATACAATAGAGAATGACAATTCAAATTTCGGTGTAACTCCCGGAACAGGAGTAACTACTGCTCATGTTAATAGAGCCCGCTATTCTATCAATGGTAGCCCCTTTGCATTGAACGCATGGTATGAACCAAATACTAGTGATAGCGCGGGAAATATAGCTGCGGGAGCGGGATTTATAGATGCTTCTACTGAAGAACAGATAATAACTGCAGAGTTCGTTAAAGATAGATTAATCGTATACTTCGAAAGATCTACCTGGGAGCTTGCATATACCGGTAACGAAATACTTCCCTTTATCTGGAATAAATTAAATACAGAACTTGGTAGCCAATCCACCTTCTCAGTAATACCTTTTGATAAAGAAGCAATAGCTATCGGTAACTCTGGTATCCACGCATGTAATGGATCTAACGTAGTACGCATAGACGATAAAATACCAACAACGGTATTTGAATTTGAAACAGATAATAACGCTGAACTCAGAACATATGGTATTAGAGACTACTTTGTAGAAACTTCGTATTGGGCCTATGTGTCTGATTTATCTCAGCCAACACAAATATTCCCTAACCAGGTTCTCGTTTATAACTACAAGAACGGTAGCTGGGGTATTAACGATGATTGTTTTACGGCATTTGGATACTTTGAGCAGCAGGACGGAACAACATGGGCCTCATCTGCTCCACTTCAGTGGTTTCAGGCTAATCAAACATGGCTTAGTGGAACACTGCAGGCAAATCAAAGGCAGATTCTTGGTGGCACTCCTGAAGGATTTATAATCAGAATTAACACTGAACTTTCTCGTAATGCTCCTAGTATGTATATAACTAATATAACCTATGCAGTTACTGGGATATTAACACTAACCATATTGAATCATAATTTATCGGCAGCTCCTATTCAATTCGGTTATGATAACGATTTTATATTGATTGAAAACGTTGTTGCTGATGCACTGACCATGTTAATTCTCAATGGATCTATATTTTCCGTAAATACGGTGATTGATGCAAATAATATAACTATAGATACAAATGGTGTTCTTGATGCAGGAACTTATTTAGGTGGTGGCACTGCCGCTCGGGTTTCTAATATTCAGATAACAACTAAGAGATTTAATCCCTATATAGAGAAAGCAAACAATGTATATCTTGCTCGTCTAGATTTTGCCGTTCAATCCACTGAGAATGGTGAGATTACCGTGGATTACTTCCCTTCTTCAACTGAAGTATCAATGATAGGTGGTACGGTGCCGGCTGGGACTATTATGGGTAATTCTATATTGGAAACAAGACCGTATTCTGCCGCCCTTTATCCCTTAGAGCAATATCAGACTCTACTGTGGCATTCTATTTTTTTGCAGGCATCAGGAAATTTCATTCAGATATCACTCTATTTTTCGGAAACTCAAATGACGGATCCTAACATATCGCTATCAGAGTTTGAAATCGAGGGTATTGTCTTATATTGCGAAAGCGTTGGTAGATTGCAGTAATGCTAATGATCATGTATAATGTCGGCATACCTTCAAAAATAAAGGATGCTCATTGATAAAGAATATTCCCTGTTCAACATGTGGAATTATATTTTTTTCTGCGTTTTTTGTTCCATCAAGAATTCCAAAGTACTGCTCTAAGAAATGTTGTCATATAGGGTTTAGGCGTAAAATAGTTAAAATCTGCTTGCATTGTTCTAGTAATTTTGAAATTGTTCCTCACTTGAATCATAGGAAGTTTTGTTCTATTAAATGCTCAGCAGAAAGCATCAAAAATAGGAAGGAAAAAGCGGGGACTGCTTTTTGGAAGTACGCTTCTGAAGAAGAAAAGCTACAGAGATATAGAAAGATATTCGAAGAAAAGGTTATTAAATCTGATGGGTGTTGGGGTTGGAATTCTTTCTTGGATAATGGAGGGGCGGGAAAGGTAGCATCGAGAGAAAATGTTATGTCTTCTTATAGATTAAGTTGGATATTGCATAATGGCCCCATACCAGAGAACTTGTTGGTACTTCATAAATGTCATAATCGAGCATGTTCAAATCCATCTCACTTATATTTGGGAACAAGTAAGGATAATTATAATGACATGGTTAATGCTGGTCGCAGACGAGGAGTATGCAAACAAAATTCTAAGAATGCTAAACTTAATATTGAAAAAGTTAAAGAGATAAAGCAATTATTGAAAGAAGGCATATCTCAACAAAAAATTGCTGATAAATTTAATGTAAGTCGTGGTACTATTCAGAATATAAAAGAAAATGATATGTGGAGAAACGTCTAATGGCTTTATCTACCCAATATGGTGCTTTTGTCGAAACGTCGTTCCTCTGGGACGTCCAACAACTTCAGTCTATCGACGTTACAAGTCCCGAATTTAAAGAACTTCTGGTTCGCCTCTATCAAAACCTAAGCAAAATGGCCCTAGTCCTAAATATAAAAGACACAGGCCATTATCAGACATTAGAAACGGTGAATGGCCAACTTTATTTTTCCAATCCAGCCTACAATTCTTCAACTGCGATAACACCAACATTAAGACAGGTGTATAGAAAAGTTATTAATTATACCACAGCACTTCCTAATGCCGGGACAGCAACTATTCCTCATGGTATAACTTGTACCGCTAGCACAACATTTACTCGTATTTATGCGGTTGCAAATGATACGACAGGATTAAATTATATTCCTATACCCTATGCAAGTACTGTTTTAATTAATAATATTTCTCTAACCGTTAATGCAACGAATGTTGTTATTGTAACGGGAAGTAATAGAACGAATTTTACTAAGACTTATATAATTTTAGAGTATCTGCAGGATTAAGGAGATAGTATGGCAAATGTAAATCAGTTTGGAGCTGCTCAGAACTATGGATTTCCCCAAGTTCCTCAAATTGCTCAAGTAGCACAGCCTCAGAAGAAACAAGGTTTTTTGAGCAAATTTTTCAATTTCGGTAAAAACTATACGTTAGGCACGCCAGAGTCGTTTCAGCAAGTTCCAACTCAAAGTCTTCAAGGTATGCAAGCCTTACAGCAATTATTATCGGGTGGCATGCAAGGATTAGAAGATCCTTACGCTGGTTTTGATCCCATAGCACAACAGGCTAGAGAACAATTTAATACTGAGACAGTACCTAGCATAGCTGAACGATTTACTGCTCTTGGTGGTTCTGGAGGATCTCAAAGTTCTAGCGCATTTCAGGGTGCTTTAGGTTCTGCAGGATCAGGATTAGAGAGGCAATTAGCAGCTATGAAATCACAATACGGTCTTCAGAATAGAGAGGGTCTTTTGAATCAGCTAAAATTAGGCCTAACCCCTCAATTTGATACTGTTCACCATGGCAGACAGCCAGGACTTCTTGAGAAAACTCCTGAGTTGATTACTAAAGTATTACAAGCGATGTACGCTGGAAAATAAAAGGAGAAATTACCATGGCTTTACATTTTCAACAGGGAAGTAGTTTTGCGGGTGGCTTAGCCAATTCAACAGCGAACGCTCTTTCTTCTGGTTTAGATGCACTTATTGAATCAAAGACAAAAAAACTTCAACAACAACATGACTATCAGAAGAGATTAACGGGTCTGCAGGCACTTGGTGTGGATAATGCTGAGCAATTGGCACATCTTG